ATATGCTTCCCGAAGAAGTTTATCATTTCTGATTGGTGAGTTATGATTCATTTCTTATTCCTTATTACTATATCTATAAGACTTTTTGTATCATCCACCAGCAATTTCGCTGAAATCTACACCAGATCGGGCAGCAACGAAGTTGAGTTGAATAAAGTTGATTGAACGAGTTGGTTTCACGAAGATGTCTGCAACAAACTTATTACCATCAATAATTTCTGAAGTATTGTTGGTGTCATCACAAATAACCTTGAAGTCGGTGATACCTCTTCGTCCTTGAATATCTCGCAAGAATGGTTCAATCATGTTCTTGAACTGGGCTCTTGTAAACGAATCGTTTTGTTCGAAGAGTTGAAACTTCGATGCAGTGGAGATTGCTTTCTCCATCACGATGAAGAGTCTTCTGACATTAATTCTATCGAATGCACTTCCCTTAGATTGTAGTGTCTTGTCTCCGAAGAGGACTGTACCTTCTCCGGGGAAAGAAACTACAGGATTGATGCTGTCAATATAGAGGTCATCTCTGTGTGCTTCTGGAGTTGGGTTCATGGAAAGTTTCACAACACCACGAATCTGTCCACGGTTGAAACCTGCGGGAGAGAACCAAGGATCGTTAACGTTATCTGTTCTTGCACAGAGTCCTGCCATGTCACCGTTCAATGGAATCCATCGAAGAGTGTCGTTATGACGGTCGTATTGATACTTCCAACCACTGTCCAAGAATGCATAGGAACTGGACTTGTTTAGTTGAGCATTCCTATAATCCTTAACATTAGTTACTTGAGTACTAAGAGCAGTAACACCAACGGTGTCTGATTTTTCTGGCGAAACAAATGCAACGCAGTCTTTTCTTGCATCCGCAATATCAATAATGCTTCCTGCAAGTGCTGGACTTGCGGCACCAGATAGAATTAGGGAAATATCAACTGTATCTGGGTCAGAGAACAAGTTGTATGATATTAGATATTCCGCATCAGTGGCAGTCGATCCGTATGCTCCACCACCACCTGAAGAGTATGATCTACCCACATTTCCAAAGACAGTTCCCGTTCCACCTGCACCCTGAATAGGTGAGTTTGCACCAGAACCGCCTCCTACACCAACATGGGAGAACCCTTGCCAGATATACTTGGAGTTAGCATTGATTACGGTTTGATAGAAGTTTGAGTTTCCATCACCATCTCTTGCATCTTTTGCTAAAGAAACTCCATTGAATACTTCTAAAACTTCTCCTGCTGTTCCAAATTTACCATCTTCATCAATGACGAGGATGGTGAATTGGTCGCCAGTACCACCATCAAGGTCGGCAAGATTGCTTGATGTGTATGGTCGTTCTACATATGATTTATACTTGAATTCCCATGTACCATAATCGGCCGCTGCTCTCGCGGCCGCAAGAGTAGGAGAAATACCAAATGTTGTACCATTCACCCCCGCCCCATGAGTCACGCCGGTAATAGTGTATGATGTTGCATCATTATCTAATTTAATTATATCTCCTACAATTCCTGCGGTTTGGCCACCTGTACCACCTGTACCGATGTGAATAGTTGCAGAACCAACAGTGTGGGCTCCTGAGAGTCCAAATGTTCCACCTTTATAACCGTATGTTGTACCTGCAACACCTTGTACCCATGCAACTCTCAGTGAGTTACCAAAGTCGCCTGGATATTTTGCAATAAATTCTGCACTATTACCAGACTGGTAGATTGAGTATGCACCCCCACTGGAAGTATATCCTGCGTCGTAGACATCACTATTTTTAATCAACTCACCAGTATAGCCAGTTTCGTTACCGAAGAAACATGCGTTCTTAGATGTTGCTGTCGTAGTTCTTGAAATGGTGCATGATCCGCCGTATCCAAGATAATTCTCAACATTAATCCAATTCTCATAATTGTTTGTGTTTGGTTTACCGTATAGTGAAACTAATTCTCGTCCGTTGGCCACCAAAACTCTTTGCTCTTCTGGTCCCCAATCAGACAATGTTACCGCGGCCGCTCTACTTGTAGAGACGGCAGGAATTACGTTCGTAAAGTCCTTTTCTGTGACGGTCACGCCTGGGCTAACTCTAAATGCCATGTGAATTCTCCTTGGATCTAACTTAATTCTGTTCGGAATTATTTTTATATTCTTAAATTATGTATATGAATGGAGTATTTCATCACCAACTGAAATATCCCTCGTCATCTTCGTCGTTTACTGTTTTCCATAATGTTCCATCTGAATCTTTTTCATATTCATCTCCTTTACCATTATCGATAAATCCAAACGGTGTCATTTCTTCTTCAATTTGTTCTAATTTTTCCTTATACATGGATTTTCGGACATCCATGTTTAACAAATCTTTGAAATATTGTTGAGTGGTACACCATGCAAAGAGAATGAGAGACATCACTAAGTCGTCATTGTGACCTGCATCCGCTTCATATGATTGTCTTTTGGAAATAAAGGAAATCAACTCATCGATAATATCATAGTCTTCGATTAATAGTTTATCTTCTTCGATTAAGTTTTTAAGGTTTGAACATCCAACTCTCTTCGTGGCAATCGTTGTTCTAATTCCTAACTGGCTTCCGCCCCTACCAAATCCACCGTCCAATGTTTGTCCTTTTCTGCCGCGAATAGATGTCATCATGATATGTTCATATTCAAATTCGTTGTGAAGAATATCAGCCACTTGACCACCAATATCATTAATTTCTACCATACAATAAGCATCGTTATATTGTTTACACAAAGAATGTACTACGGTAGGAAACACCATCGGAGAGAGTTCATTGTTCTTAAATGTAGCCACTATTTTATATGGCTCATCATCTCTTGTTATATCAATGACACAAAATGCATGATAATCATTCCCCGTTCCTCTTGCAACATCTACCCCTATAAAATAAATATGGTCTTTTTGAGCCTGTTCGTATATTTTAAGGCCTTCGTCGTTTTTGTGGATAGGACTTTTGTATACTAATGATTTTAATTTGGCAGATGAAACAAGGGTGTTGGTTGAGCCAATGAAGTCACATTCAAATTCAGTGCGAAATTGCTCTTCGCTGGTATTAGAAATAGTTTGTTCTTTCCATTTCGCATCTCTGCCCGGAACATCCGACCAATGCACCTCAATAGGAGCATATGAATTTTTCCCTTCTATAGCATCCATCCACATTCGATAATACATATTCAATCCCTTTGGGGTTGAAACAATAAGAACCTTTGTGGTCTTACCAGATGAAATGGTAGGATAAACAGAACTGAAGAAGTCTTCTGCGACACCCTGTGGGATGTATGCAAATTCGTCCATGAAAATCATGTTGAATGATCCACCACGAACTGCACTGGATGATGTTGCCGAAGCAAGAATCTTTGAACCGTTTTCTAATTCAATAGAACCTTTGTTCCATTCCATAATTCCTTGTTGCATCCATTTTGGTAAATGCTCATAAGCCAGTTTTAATCTACCAAGAAGTTCTCTTGCAGTTGCAAGTTTGTTTGCCAGAACGGCAACATTCACACTGGGATTAAACAAGACAAAGTGCAGGAGATATGCGATGATGGTTGTAGACTTTCCACTTTGACGAGGAAGTTTGGCAATCACAAACCTATTGTTGTGAACCACATTAATCATATCTCGTTGGAAATCGTACATGTTGAATGGGATGAGGCCCTCATCAACATTTACAATTTTAACATATGTTTTGATAAAATGTTCTGGATCAGCCGCACATTTCAGATATTCCTTGACTTGTTCTTCTGTGAAGTCTACTGTAACATCTGATGCTTTTAAGTTTTTATTACCAAGATATGAATGATCATTTGGCATTATCTAAATCTTCTAACTGTTTCCTTTGATTCTTCACCAAATCTTGAAGAGCCTTTGTGGAACCAACAAAAATTGAGTTGTTTGTGATACTTCCTGCTTTTTGGTTGGAGGAAGAATCATCCTTCTTGATGTCCTTGATTTGCTTGTGCAGGGATATTAAGTCCTTATTTGCTTCCGATACACTCTTGATGAGTTGAGATACAACTTCGTATGCTCTGGGAGAATCTCCCTCAGAAGCAACGGCAAGAATACCATCGATTGCAACAGAGCCTTTTTCTACAATATCTTTTAGATTGCCCCGGACATCATCGTAGTCTCTTTCAAGATGAAAGTCTTTAATACTCTTCTTTGGTTCTGC